CTGATGAGTACAGTAGCCACTACATTCGTTGACAAGTTAAAGGATCAGTCCTTTACTATCATACTTATGATCGGTGGTCTATATTATCAGAACCAAATATTCCAACAGCAATTAGATCGATACGATTCAGTGGTCAAAGAAAAACAGGAGTACATCAATAAGATTGTGGATGCTGAACGTGAACGCATGATTGAAAGAGAAAAGTATTTGATGCAGCAGCGTGATCAGTTTATTGATATGCTAAAAGAAAATCAGAAATGAAAAAGATACTTGAAATTTTCAAAGGAGACAAGGGCGAGTGGTCGTCTAAACGTTTCGTCGGCATCATTGGTGCGTTGGTGCTATTCACAACGCTTGTGTTGAACTCTTATAGTCATATTGACATTGCACCATCAAAAGAACTAGTGGAAGCCGTAGAGTGGATTACAATCCTATCCTTGGGCTTTACATCCATTGACAAGTTCAGCGGAAAGAAAAACGATGTCGAAGAGTAATGCATCTATATTGCTGCTACTGTTACTGATCTTCTGTGGTATGGTATACCTAGAGTTTGCCGTACCAAAAACAAAGGAGGTAACCCATGGCCCTGCAATACGGATCGTGCAAAAAGAGTTGGACACTTTGTATAAGATCAAACTCAAGTACAAGAAACTACACGACACCCAGACCATTATTGATCAAAGATATGACACGATATACCTCACTCTTGCTGGTGATACTTCTTGCGGTGCCACAAAGCGCCTCATCGCAATGCATCGATTCCTCGATAGTTGCGGCAAGTAACCACTACCTAATCAAAGGAGCAGAAGCCAGAGAGAACTTGGCCCTGTGCCGGGAGTTCCGCAAGGTGGACAGCGCGGTCATTGCCGAGCAGGACAAGATACAAACCAAGTTACTCGATGAGTTGCAGAAGAGGGACAACAAGATCCACAAACTCAAGCGCATTTGCGTCTCACTTGCTATTGGACTAATATTCTTTATTTTTGTATAAGATGAACCTAACTGAAAACTTCTCATTGCGTGAGTTGACCTATAGTCAAACAGCAATTAAAAACGGGATTCCAAACATCCCCAAAGATCCACAAGTGGCTGAGAACCTAAAGACCTTGTGTGAAAAAGTACTAGAACCTTTAAGAGATGGTATGAAATGCCCGATCAAAATCAGCAGCGGCTACCGCTCACCGGAGTTGAACAAACTTATCGGTGGTGCTAAGGCTAGCCAGCACAATATTGGTGAGGCAGTTGACATTGACTTGGATGCTAAGAACGCAGAATTGTTTTCTTACATCGTTAACAACTTGGATTTTGATCAGATCATCTGGGAGTTCGGTGACGACACCAACCCTGATTGGGTGCACGTGTCTTACAAATCAACCGGCAACCGCAAGCAATTGTTGAAAGCCTTGAAGGTAAGTGGCAAGACCCAATACCAAGTATTGGACGCAGCAAAATTCAAAAAGAAGAAAGCCGCTAAGTAATCATTACCATCCCCCTCTAATCAAGGGGGATTTTTATTTTTAAAAAAGCCATATATTTGTGGTAATGAAATTGACTCAAGAGCAGTTGGAGACAATCCAACAAATGAATACAGAGTACACGCGTTTGAGAATGAGCATCGCTGATTTCGAAATGAATAAGCACGCTGCATTAAGTGCAATGGAAGCCTTGCGTGAGAAGTTCTCCAACCACGAAAGACTTTTGATCGAACTCTATGGTGAGGATGCGGTCATAAATATGAAAACAGGAGAGATAACAAAGAAGGAAAAAGAATGACACCCTCAAAATTTATTGGAATGCTATTCCATTCGCGTGACATGATGCACATTGCGCACTTGCAGACTACTTCGTTTGCGGAGCATAAGGCATTGAACGGATACTATGACAACATCCTTGATCTAACCGATAACTTTATCGAGGCTTACTTTGGCCAGAACAAAAGGGTTGAGATTGTTATTCCGGAAGCCAAGAACATGGACGCTATGAGCCACATGAAAGAAATGATGGTCATGCTTAACGCTGAGAGGAACAATTACTCTTCTGAACTACAGAACATTATTGACGAGATGCTTGGCTTGGTTGACAAGACTGCATATCTATTAACTTTGACATAAGATGAAAATTTCACAGTACGCCAACGCCACGCCCCTTGGGGTATCTAGTAAGTTGATCGGAACAAACGTTTCCGCCAACGACGAAACTGCTAACTTCACAATCTCCGATGTGTTGGCATTGAGACCCGATGCAGAGATGTATATGATCAACAACACCACTGATACTATTGTTACTACTGTCAATGTACCGGTGAAGGTGGGGGGTACAACAACATCAGGCGTATTGTCTGGGTTTACTATGCCATCTAACAACCGATTGACATATACAGGAACAAGTTCTGTTACGGTATTTGTTAGTGTTTCATTTACTGCTTACCGTACAGCCGGTTCAGATGCTACTATCGAGGCTGTTGTATACAAGAATGGTACAACACCGCAGGTGAATACAACCACCAAAACATTAATTACTCTTGATAGAGCATCTGGTCTATCACAAGGGTTTATTACATTGGCGACCAATGACTACATAGAATTATGGCTTGTCAATACAACCGATGCTACTGATGTTCTCGTTAATACGATGAACTTCAGTGTAGTATAATAGTACGAGTAATTAAATTTAATCTAATCAAATGAAATATGGACATCAGGAAAATAGCGATTGGTCCGGACTACAAGGGGGGTGCGATGCATTATATCGTTGGGCAAAAGGTTCTCAACGACACCAATGAAATACACCTAATCAAGTACGACGAGCGCCGACAATCAATTAAGATTTATATCATCAACCCCAAGAATGAGGTGGTGCTTTGGAAAGAGTTCTCTTCCACTATTCCTGTATCCATAGAATACAACATTAACTATTGATGCAGTCACCATTCTATTTTATCGCAAGACCAGTTAAGAGAAGACGATACAACAATACCAAGGAGATAGCCGGTATTGATCTCATCGTTAGCACATCGGAAGAGGACTACAAGTTCTCTAACCGAGAGGCTGAGGTCGTTGAAGTTCCTAGGGGATACCGAGGCCCCATCGTCCCCGGAGATATTCTATTAGTACACCACAATGTTTTCAAATTCTACAACGACATGCGGGGAAACCGCAAGAGTGGGAAAAGTTTCTTTCGTGAAGATTTATTTTTCATCGAACTTGACCAATTTTTCTTATTCAAACACGCAGATGTATGGCACTCATACGACAGATATTGTTTCGTCAAACCCATACCTGCAAAGCACTCTCACATATTCAAGCCGTTCAAAGACGAGCCGTTGATGGGGCAGATGTGGTATCCTAATGAATACTTACTGAATAAGGGCGTCAACAAAGGGGACATCGTTTGCTTTCAACCCGAAAGCGAGTACGAGTTTGAGGTAGATGGAGAGAGATTGTATAGAATATTCGACCACCAGATAACAATTAAATTATGAACTTCATAGTATTAGACAATGTATTGATTGATCCCGATCTATACGTAAGGGACATCAACAAGCAGGGATTTATAGACGTGAATGATGGAGACAAGGTGTTCAAAAACATTCAGCCTCGTCCTAGCCACGACATGTTTGCTCGTATAGTGATGGCTTCTTTGGGGCCAGACTACGACGTGGCGTTTAACTTTGTGCGTAAATCTCCCGAGGGGCAGGAAGAACCCAACTACATCCACAAGGATGACATGATGGGCGATGTGACTGCGATCCTTTACTTGAGCAAGGCTCATCCAAAAGAAGATGGCACCACCATCTACGACGAGGACGGGAATAAGTCGTGTGTGTTTTACTCCAAGTATAACCGCATGATTATATTTGATTCAGAACTCGCGCACTCTAGAAACATATTCGAGAACTTCGGCAAAGACGAAGGAGCAAGGCTAGTACAAGTAGTGTTCTTGAAAGGCAGGGTATGATAGACAACGATGAAATCAAACTAAGAATCATCAAGGCTGGCTATGCCGCGGTCGACAAGTTGATTATGGTTGCCGAAGAGGATATCATTAAGCCGGGCGAAGATGACGATCTGTCTGCCGATAAGTTAAAGAACGCGGCAGCAACCAAGAAGTTGGCTATATTTGATGCATTCGATATTCTGAACCGGATCACTTCTGAGAAGGAGAATATTGACATGGCTAATAACGGCCCTAAAAAATCAGATTCTAAACGTGGCTTTGCAGAGAGACGATCAAAATAGTTTATACACGGTCCTTGTTGATTACGTTCCGAAGGCCACCCTTAACCACAAGAACGCGGTGAAAGGATGGAGGTACGGGTACAACGAGCAGTGTGATATGGTCGTTATCTCAAAGACAGGACAGATCGGGGAGATATGGAAAGTGTCGGGGCTGATCATCGCCCTACCGCTGAAGCCAGAGAAGGTGAACTCAAGAAGCCCCAAGCCATCCCATCAGTACTGGGAGAGGGCTGAGTATCCAAAAGAATTACAGAGAATACAATCCATCTTCCAATGGAACGAACTCCCATCGGGGTTCAAAGACAATTGGATTGATTACGTGGAGAGTCAGTACGATTATAGAGACCAAGGTTATTGGTTTATGAACGATGGCGTACCCACTTACATGACCGGCAGCCATTGGATGTATTTGCAATGGGCTAGTATTGACGTGGGGTATCCTGATTATAGGGAAGCCAACAGAATATTCTACATATTTTGGGAGGCATGCGTCGCTGACGAAAGATCCTTTGGTATGATCTACTTGAAGATACGTCGTTCGGGATTTTCATTCATGTGTTCGTCTGAGGTGGTGAATACGGCTACGCTTGCAAAGAACTCAAGGATTGGTATTCTATCCAAGACCGGTATCGATGCCAAGAAGATGTTTACTGATAAGGTAGTTCCCATCAACAGCAAGTACCCGTTCTTCTTCAAGCCGGTGATGGATGGTATGGATAAGCCAAAGACAGAATTGGCGTACCGCGTACCTGCATCTAAGATCACCAAGAAGAACATGTACGATGTGACGATGGACGAGGTAGACGGATTGGATACCACCATTGACTGGCGTAACACGGAAGAGAACTCCTATGATGGAGAGAAGTTACTGCTATTGGCTCATGACGAATCAGCCAAGTGGACCCGGCCAAACAACATCCTCAATAGTTGGGCTGTAACCAAGACGTGTTTGAGGGTGGGTAGCAGAATCATCGGCAAGTGTATCATGGGTTCTACGTCAAACG